CATCTCCTGCTGCTGGTCCTACTGCTCCTGCTGCACCTAAAGGAACGGCGTGGTTGCCCACAACTAATGTACCTGAAGTTAATATAGCTTGTGGACCTGATACTGCAAACCAACCATAAGCACTTGCTGCCATATCGACAACAGTTACACCTAGTGTAGCGCCTGTAGTGGTAGCGGCTTGAACAATTTGCGCACTGCGCGGATCAGGAATTAAAGTTATTCTTGAAGATGTTGTTATAGCTGTGGCTAAATCATCATAACAAGTAATTACTATTGATGGGTCTGCTGAATGATCGTGTGCTGGGTTAGATTGAATTCTAAGCATCTGACCTTCACCAGCGGCATCATTGACATATAGATAACCATTTGCATATTGATTTAGCGTTATATCGTTTACATAAAGATATCCGCCTGCATATTGATTTAGCGTTATGTCTGTACCAGCAGTTTCTACTGATATAGCTGTTTCACCTGCGGCTACGCCTGCAGTTGGAGTTAAATCAAAGTGATGAGCGATTGAAGCTGCGTGAGTTACACATTTACCTGCTGTAACTGCTGATGCTGCTAGTCTACCGTAAGCATAAACAGTATTACCGTAAAGCAATCTACTGCCTAATGGAAATAACTGAGTAAGTCCTGAAGTAAACGGGTCAACTGTACCGTATTGGCTTCCGCCTTTACCTACGATAAAATCGGCTGGGCCATATCCTGTTGCTGCTGCGTATTGAACATGTCCACCATCATCAGTAAAGATATTACCGTCTGCGTTAATTACTAAACCATCAGTGATGGCTCCTGTTGATGTTGCTACATCAATGGTTTTAAAACCATTTTCTGACCGAACTGGTCCACTAAAAGTCGAATTTGCCATAATTTCCTCCTACGGAAATAAGTTCTATTGTCTCGGCTTGTCTGCTAGGTCAGTCGATAGAACAAATATAATTATCCTAGTTCATCTGATTGTATACTAGATAAGATTAAAAATGAAACAAAAAAAAGGGAGCCGAAGCTCCCTTTATCAGTAGTTGAGTAAAAAACCCTACTGGGGGTTCAAATTAAGCACCTTGAGAACCGTATACAGCTCTAAAGTTAGAATATCCAAATGAATATCTTTCTCTAGCTTTGTAACGCATGTTACCTGTGTCAAAATCTCCCTCTAATGCAGTTTGCATTGGTGATCTTTCGAAATGCTTGAATCCATCAGGACAATCCGTTTTTATGAAAAACGCATCAGTATCCGTTAGATAATGATTCACAACATAACCATTAGGTATCATTCCCATGTTTTTAACAGCGTTGATATCGTTGTCAGAAGTTCCTACTCGCCCTGGAGTTTGTAGTAATCTGTCAGCAATAAATTGAAGTTGAGGTGGAACAATGAGTTTCATTCCTCTCAAAGCAATTGCCAAACCTCGGTCATCGGTAAACGTGCTGATATTAATTAGCGCGTCTTCGAGTGAAGTTTCATTCAAATCTGCCATTGTAGTAGCGCGGTTAGCAAGTGAGCCACCGCCACCTAGAGGGTGGTCAGTTGCAATCAATACTTTACCGTCACCACCAGTTGTAGAGAACGCGTTGTTCAATACAGCAGCAGCTTTGATTTGCTTAGTGTTAGCCATAGAACGTGCAAGAGCTTTAGTATATCTAGCTCCTAAACGGTCATATAGGTTATCTTCAACAGCTTCTTCTGTTAATGCAAAAGCAAGTGCAACAGTTTCGTGAGTGTAGCGAGAAGTATAACCTTCGTTAGCATTGTCAAATCTGACACCTGCTCCCTCAGTTTTTACTTCAGCGTTACCGAAACCTGAAATTAATACTTCTTCTTCAAACGCTCGGTCTGATGATTCTGTATCAAAAATTTCAGCATGTTCTGCTTCGTACCTAGAATATTCCATCCCAAAAAGGGCGTTTAAACCAGGCTCTAGCTCTTTAGCGAGCTGACTTCTATTTATAGCCATTATTTATACCCCTGCCGCTGCAGCATAGAAATGCTCGTTAATTTTAACCACAACATTAATGTTTGCGGAACCCGTTGTAGAGTTGGAAGGATCTTGAGAGAACCCAACAATTCTAAATTGCGCAGTACCAGTACCTGTAGTAGAAGAAATCTCTACTGCTGACATACCAGTTTTAGTAGATCCTGCAGCATATGTTGCCATATCCGCATTGTTACCAATTGCTGTAGTAGCCATAGAGCCGTCACATTGCACTTCGAAAAGTGAATTTGGATCGTCTTCTACCAAAGCTACCATATCATCTGCTGCTGTTGCAGTTACATAATGAGATTGAAAAATTACATCTCCACTGCTATCTGTATACTGCACACCTCTAAAGACACCCAATAAAGTATCACCAGCGGCTGCTACTGCAATGCCACCTGTGCTTACCATTTTTACTGGATCCCCTGAGAATATCGCCCCAGTTGTCCCAGTTAGCAATTTATATCCAGTAGATCCACCGTTTTGTGGACTTGAACCTAATTTGCCAACTGTTCTTAAACCGAAAGCTGCATCATTATTAGCCATAATACATTCCTTTCTTTTTAATTATTTATAAAATAGTAATAATCATTATTCACGATTACCACCGCCAAAAGTTACGCTTGTTTTTCTCTCTGGTCGTAAGATCGGAGAGCTTGGATCAGATTCTTGCATTAAATCATTGTCAACCGCATCTTGTTGCGTTTGAGCGCGTCCTTGAAAGTAGGCGTTTCTTTCATTACGCGTTTCATTGGGAATCTTAGCCAATAACAAACCACCCACGGATACAACACCTGCGTGCCTTCCATCGTCAAGCGTAGGAAGTTGGAAACCATCTAATTCTTCAGCTTTAACAAGTTCAAAACCTTCTCTTAGCCTAGAAGTTACATTTTTTCTATCTTCCTGTCCAACGATCTCAGCCCTTATCCATCTGTAGGAATAACCTTCAGATGCAGGTGGCGTTTCCAACATTGATGGGGGTCGCCAGGGTTTGCGAGCGGTACTTTTAGCTCGTGTTTCGGCAGAACGTGAAGTTCTGTTGGGTGATGCTTGCGCATCGTTATTCAATTCTTTATTACTCATATATTATCCTACCTTTTAATGTGTTTAGCATATTCTTTTAAAGGCACATTCAAACGCCTCGCCATTTCAACTTCGCTCTTGGTTAGCTTAACTTGTCGTTTTCTACCAGAGCTTTCGCTTCTTCCAGCAGGAGCTACAGTTTGCTGTATTCTCCCTTTGGACTGTGCTTCCCCACCATCGCTAAACTTATGTGGAAACTCATAACGCATACGTTTGTCTATTTGAGTGTAATACATAGGATCAGTTGTATCAAATCCTTCTTCTTCAATAAGTTTACGATGAATGTTAAAAGCAGCCAAAGTCATTGTCTCATCTTCCCCAAACCAATCGTTTTTGTTTGCCCAATCTTCTGCTTTTGGGTCTGGTTTAGGTGCTTGAGCTTGAGTTTGAGCTTTAGGCTCTTGATAATTTTGATAGTTTTCAGTAGGTTGCACTGTCATCTTAGAAGNAGCTAACTTACCTTCCTCTAAATTAATTTTACCTAATATATCTTGAGCTTTAGTTACTTTATCCCAATCTTGATCTTGGTAAGCTGATTTCAAAACAGCATTGGCTTGCGCACGTTGCGATTTTAATCTGTTCTCTGCTTCAGATTGATAGTTCTTATTTAATTCAGAGCTATTTTTCTTTAGCGTTTCATTTTCAGCTTGTAAGTTCTTAGCATATTCAAAAGCAGATTGAGCAGCACGTTCTTGTTCACGCATTTTTTTAGTCAACGTAGAAATACGTTTCTTTACGCTTTTAGAATAATCAACTAGCTCGTCTTCTTCTTTGTCTTTGACGGCCTCTTCTTTTGATATATCTTCTATTGGTGCTTCTTCAGTAGAACTTACTTCTTCATCAAGCTCAACAATTTCAGTAGGCTCTAAAGCTTTATCTTCAATTGCTTCAACTTTTTCAGACTCTTGCATGATTCCTCCTCATGTTAAACACTGACAATATCGTCAGGGTCGTCTATTGTTGCGATAACTTCGTCATCGTTTATGATACGGCACTCTGCATCGTCACCAAGTTTGAACCTAGCTCCTGCATATCTACCAATTAATACCCATTGTTTTTCTTGACACCAGGGTTGATCGCCAAATTTATTTTTATCTGAGTAGCATAAAGGACCCATTTTAATAACATAAGCTACAACAGTAGCTAACGATTCTCTATCAATGGTTTCTTTGGCTAATACAATACCGCCTTTCGTAACGGCCTTGCCTCTGTATGGAAGTATTAACATGCGCCATCCAGACGGATTCGGCATACGTTCCAAAAATGATTTATCTAATAGTGTTGGATCTAAAACTCTTTCTTCAGATTTAACGTAAGCTTCTTCTACTGGAGAACCATTAGCGTCCCATCCTGTTTTTGCTTTCTTTTCCTTCTTTTCTTTCTCTACTTCTTTTGCGATATGTTCAGGTACTACTACCTTTGTCATCGTTTTCACCCATCCTTTTCAGCAACTCCCTTATTTCTTGATCTACGTCATCGAGGGAATTGTATCGACCACGCAAATAATTGTATTCATCAAAGCTTTTCGTGCCATTTATAATCAAACTTTGTAAGTCTGATTTCTTTTCAATTATCTGTTTTTGTAAAACTTCAGCAAGCCAAACAGCGTCCATTAATAAACGCCAGAAAATTTACCGCCAAATTCGGCAGCGCCCATTCCTCTTGCTTTGCCTTTACCCATACCTGGTGTTGGTTTGGTACTAGCAGAAAATGATTTGCTTTTCTTGGTAACAACATTACCTTTATTAGAGTAAGACTGCTTACCATTTAAAACAGTAGGTGTTTTCTGATCTTTCACTTCAGTTCTTTTAATCATAGTTATAGCTCTTTTAATCCAATATCAATTAATTTTAGTTCTTTTTGTTGATCGAGTCTATCTTTTGTCGTTTCGTCCTTCATTATAGCTATATCACGCATTGCATCAATACGTTCTCGGTCTATTGTATCTTGTTGGGTTTGTTCCATTGACCGTTGTTGTTCACGGGCTACAAACTGTTGCTGTTCTTGATTTAGCTGTTGACCTTTCAACGCCAGTTCTTGTTTCCTAATAGTGACTAATGGGTCTTCTTCTTGAGGTGTACCAATTTGTTGAGAAAATTGAGTCATTAGCTCAGTCATAATAGGTGCGCTAAATTGTGCCAATATATCATTGGCTTGCGTATTTAACTGTCGTGCTTCAACTGGATTTACTTGTTGTGCTTGTTGTTGCAACTGTTGATATTGTTGCATCGCTTCTGGTGGCATTTGCTGTTGAGCAATGGCATCAGCTTTTAATTGTAAATGCTGCATAATATGAGAGATTATGTTGGCTTGCACTTGAGGATTAACTTGTACAGGTTGCAAACTTAATAAACTAGCATGAGAAGCAATATGGGCATCGTGATTTTGTTGTGGGAATGCCTCTGCTTGACCGCCCATCAATAAGGTACTGTTTTCCATACCAGCTTCAATAGGTGATGGTTCACTCGGAGGTGGTGGTAATAATAAACTATCAATATTATCTACACCTAACGAAGAATACATTCTACGATACGCTTCATACACACCGCCTGGACCGTGTATATCAGGATTAGATTGCACTAACTGCATCATTTCTTGAGCCATTACAATACGTTGGCTAGTAGAAAATATATCTGGATTACTGACAGGGAATATATCTACTTTGCCATCAAAATCAGATTGTTTGATTTCATTCTGACCGCCTGACACTTGATAAGGATAGGTAGGTGGCAAACTGTCTGAAAATATCTTAGCCAGTAAAGAAAACTCTTTCTTTTGAGCGTTATGCAGACGTTTATGTATGGCACTCAATACTTTAGTGGATTTTTCCATCAAAGCAAGCGTTGTGCCTACAGGTGCTTGAGAGTTACCTTCGCCTACCGCTATCTCTGCGATAGAAGCAAAGCGTTGGCCTGATGAAACCAATAATCCTAATAGATTTAATAGTGTGGCACTAGGTTCTTTGAACGGTAATGGTTGAATTGCATCACGAAGTGACCCTGCGGGTGCATCTACATCTCTAAACTCACCAGGTTGTATCGGTTCATCTTCATTTCTAATGCGTATGCCTCTGGTTTTAAAGCCAGCAGGCAGATTAGCAAGCGTTCCCGCATCAATTAACTGACGTAATATAGACGTAGAAGCTTTAGATAAGCCACCAATCATGTGAGATAAGCCAAATCCNTAGAAGCCTAATCCTGGTAAGAACTTGAAATGCACAAAATATTCAATCTTATTACGCATTGGGTCTTCTTCTAAGAAATTGCGTCTGATTGACAATACATTTTCTGTATTAGAGTCAATAGTTACAATATAAGGCAACTTAACGCCTGACTCTTCACCGTTTTCATCTACATCTTCAAACCCTTCAAGGTCTAAATTACAATGAATTTCGTAAAGCATACAGACTTCGCCTGTATCATAAGAAGGCTCCATGCCCTCTAGTTTCTCTTTTTCTGTGTTTAAAGATGAATAATCATTAGCATCATCATCGGGCTGCATATCAAATTTCTTATAGAATCCAATTGCTTGTAACTTGCGTATATCATTCTCTGGCATCTTAATAACATGCGTGATGCGTGGACAAGATTCTAGATCAGTAGTGTAATAAGGAACAATCAAATCTTCAGGTGCAACAAACTTAGAAACAGGACGCTGTAGATTCTCATCGTAATACACTTTCTTAAACGCAGAACCTGCTAATGGTAAATAGAACAACATCTGATCTAAGTCTTCGTCATATTCTTCCATGACATGCAAAATTTCATAGTTCATAAACTCACGTACACGTTGGGCTTGTTCTTCAACAGCAGAATCATAAGCGCCTACGACTTGAGTTTTAACAGGACCGCCTGCGGGTAATAATTCTTTGTACGCTTGCGCTTGGAACTGCGTAACGGCTTCACCCAATAACGGATGAGTTACGCCACTAGCGCCTTCAAATGGCTCGGATCGAGTTTCATCAAACTTCATGCCTAAGTATTTTAAGCCATCCGTATACGTTTTTTCCCAATCTTCTCTAGAAGACCTATCGCTATCAATAGCACTGGTTAAATCAATGTATATTTTAGCTAACTCGGAATCAGAAACCACATCAGCTAAATTTTCATTAAAAGTTGTGGTGACTTGCTCATCGGGTTCTGGACCTAATAAAGCAGAGCCGTCTTCTTGCATGGTTACGTCAGATTCTTGAAAATCTTCTAGAACTTCAATAATTTCGTTATCTAGTTGGTCATCAGTTGATTGACTCGTTGTCATATCTACTGGGTCTGATGTCATTCTCTCAATTGCCATTAGTAATAAATCCTTTGTCTTACGCTTCTGTCTTCATCTTCATAGTCAGAAGATAAACTTAAAAATCCACCTTCACGAAAACGCATGATTGCTTGCGTCATAGTATCACACAAATCATCGTTTTTTCCAAAAGGAAAAGACGCACACTCTTCAATCATCTCTTCTGCAAACATTCTTTTGGGTGCAAAAACCATTCCTGATTCAAATACAGGTGCAACTGAATGCATCCGTGTGGTTTTGTCATGCCCTCTAGTGGGCGAGTAATTTACTACAGGAATACCCATTCTTCTAAGCTCTTGCGTTAGCGGTGTCCCTGATGCTTTTGCTTCAATTAATACCATGTCAGTCTCCCAATAGTTGTACTCACGCATGGCTATCTCTTTAAGTTCTGGAAAATCCCAGCGTCCTTTTTGACAATCCAAAAGAATAATACAATCTGATGCAGTTGCTTCATTCCTAAATACACCCCACGTTGATATAGCTGAGAAATCAGCGGTTTCTTTTCTAGAGAAAGCCGTATCGTAAGATTGCATAATGTAATCTACATTTGGCAAGGATTCGTTTTCCCAACGCTCCCACCATTCTCGTTTTATAATTGCGCCTTCTTCTGCCGTAGGATTTTGCATCCACTGAGCATTCCATTTCATACCAGGCAACGAAGCTTTAACTTTAAGCAATTCATCTTCAGGCCAATACTCAGGCCATAATGGTTT